ATATACAATCTCTCCAGATTTACAGGAACGTACCTCATCATCTCCAAGATCTGATAGAGATAACAACGCACTCCTGCGTACTCCACCTACCACAATACACTCTGCAATCTTACAGACTATATCATGACACTCTAAGGGACGTAGTTTCCTAGATCTCGCTTTCTTAAACTTCTCGATAGTAAAATGAAAGAGAGCCTCTAATGGTTCTGGACCTGATGCTCTTCCTCCAAAGGTTTTCAAGACTGATCCTGCTGGTCTAACTGCACTCAAATCCCAACTTGGAATTAAACCTGACCAAAGAAGAGAGGTCAATTCCTTAAATGCTTTTGCCCATCCAAGTTTGGAATCTCGTACTCTGATAATAGTATCAGTAGGATACAGAGCAGAAGGTACTACTGGTAGTTGGTCCACATGTCTACTTTCAACAGAGAATCCTACTCCTGTTCCATTCATGAGGACATATAGTATCTCATCAAAAGATCTTGTAGAATCTATAGCAGTATAGGCACAGTTATAACCAGCAATGTTCTCCTTCTTTAGGGCTGGTCCTGCAGTCATTAAGCATCTCATTGATGGCATGACCTCAAGATTTAGTACTGCTTCCTGTAACTCAATCCTAAGCTTTTTCGGAACCTTATAAAAGTGGTTCTCTAAAAGATGTTCTTCAAAGAAATTAAAGTATCGGCTAACTGTTTCTCCCCAATTCTCTCTTCTCTTCTCCTCTGGCAACCATCTGGAATAACGACTGAGATGTATATACTCCTGATATTGTGTAGGTAATTTACTCATTCTTTCCCCTTTCTCTCTCAATTAAAAATTCAATGTAAGTTCTTGCTTTTAACAAATCGTTTATACCTCCTTTGTGTTGGTATCTAGAAACATATTTAATTACGTTTCCTTCCAAGAAATCCAATTCATTCTTGGTTATGTATTCGATAGGCTGGATAGCGAATCCAACCTTGTCGTAGTGTTTAGGATTAGTTACTTCCTCATTCTCAAGTGAACGAATCCTCTTTATGTTCTCCTGATCATTTCCAACTTCAACATAAGCTTGCTCTTGTGCATCCCATTGTTGGGTAGGCTTAGAAGACTTCTCTCTTTCTAATTTATCTAGATCGTAGTTACTCATACATCCCCTTTCCATAAATTAACTGTGCTTTGTTCACGATTATAATCAGTTGCTCTAAGTATTCTTGCCATACGAGCATTTAAAATAGCATCTTCTTCTGTTAATCCTGCTTTTTCAAATCTCTTTACCACAGTTTCCCAGAGATCTTCACCTTTTTTCTGTGCATCCTGTAGTAATTTTTCTGCTGTTACTTTACCTACATTAGGACAACCTTTATAGTTATCAACTGCATCTCCTTTTAAAGTCTGAGAAAAGAAATTAAAATCTGCTTCCTTCTTAGAGATAGAATATATCTTTTTATGTTTTAAATCCCAATGTAATCCTGGAACAGTTAGTAAATCTTTATCTTCACTAACTATAATATATTCATCAGGCTTTCCACTCTCACAGGTAGCAATAATTCCAATGACATCATCAGCTTCTAGGTTAGGAAGCTGCCTGAAAGGATAGGTATCTTTACAGTATTCCAAAGCCTGTGTAAAACATAAAGGCTTTCTTCCTCCTCTTCGATTGGCTTTATACTCTGGATTTATTTCTTTCCTATAATTTTTCTTATCAGAAAAACAAAGAATACTTCTGTCTGCATTAATTTCATCAACTAATAAATCAACCTGATCATCAATAATAGTTTTAACTTTATTAAGATCTGCCCATAGTACCCATTGGTCATCTCCCCAATTAACTTCTTCTTCTGCTACTCGACAAGCTTTATAAAGAAGTATGTCTGCATCTATTACCGCTATTTTTTCTATCATATATCCTCTTAGAGTTGTGGTGGATTGTTATAAGTTTCAGGATCAGTCAAATCGTATGAGTAATCCTCGTACATTTCTAAAGTTAAACTGTTACCTATTATTTCATCGAAAGGAATTATATAAATCTTCGGAAATTTTACCATAAATAAGAAATTAAAATCACTTTTAGTATATGGAAATTTCCTAGATTTACCTCTATATTTATCTCCGTTTTCTCGTTTTAAATATATACGATCTCCTTTTTCAGTTGTCTTAACTTGAATAGTAGACCATGATGTTCCTTTATTTATAGCAAAGTCACAGCTACTACATGAATTAGTAGGTTCAAATACATCGTAGTTCCATCTATGTAATATGTAACGTACAAGATCTTCCCCTGCTAACCCTATAGTTTGATTTACTTTCCCTTGTTTAATGGGTTTCTCCCCAATTATTCCCGATGGAGTATTCTCCTGAGAGTGGGATTCTGAGTCCAAATCTAGTCCCTGTAATGGTAATTGCCTCGACACAAATTCTACCGATTTGTTCTGCATAGTTCTCCTTAACTGTTAGTTGTACCTCATCGTGAACAAACGCTACCTGATTATAATCCTCTCCACGTTTGAACCCTTTTTTATTAAGTAGTGAATGAATTTCCACTACCCATTGTTTACAAATTATTGCTCCTGCTGATTGAAGGAGTGTATTTAAAGCTGCATGCTGAGATCTAACAGGAACAAACCTACCATCTAATCCTTTAATGGCTCCTTGTTCTACTGCTTTATCTTGAACAGCTTTTCTTAGTGATTTCAAGGCTGGTAATTGAGAAAGAAATTTAGTCTTTAATAATTTCCCTTCCTTCCTACCCTTCCCAACGATCTCACCAATCTTTTGATCTCCTGCCCCATACAGAAAACCATAAATGAATGTCTTGGCTTGATCTCTCGTAGCCAAGCCAGCTGCTTCCTGATTAACAGTATGTATATCTTCCTCCAAAAGTTTCTTGCCATATTCGCCATTGTCATACCTAGCAAGATAATGCGATAGACAACGCAACTCAAGGCCAGAGACATCAACTCCCAATAGTTTCTGTCCTCTATTCGCAGTAAATAAAGAGCGACAATCTTTCCCATAGGGTGCATTTGTATTCGGAACTTGAGCGAGGTTTGGGTTTGAGTGAGAACACCTTGAAGTCGATGCTCCCATCGTGTTGACTCTGCCATGTAGTCTCCCATTTTTTACGAGTTTTAGCCATGCTTGATCCCCTTCTGCAAGTTGACCAATGCGTTTATTTAACATAAGATATTCAGACATTAACTTAGCTTCAGGATAGTCTAACTTTTTGAGAATAGCCTCATCAACTTTAGCTTCTCCTGTTGGTGTGAACTCCTTCGGTTTCCACCCTCTGAGTTCCTTGAGTCTTTTTGCAATGTGCTGTCTACTATTAGGATTGAAGTCAATAATTTTAATTTTAGAATACAATTCATTACGTCTAAGTCCCTCGTTGATGAGCCATGATCCAAAAACTTTTTTAAGTTTCGTTTCAAGTACATCCCTTTTACTTGCCAGTTCTGAATATAATTTAACAGCTTTTGTTTCATCGAAATTAATTCCATAATACTCCTGCTTATTACAAATGTTGGCAATCTGATGCTCCAATCTAACGGAATTCTTACTAGGTAATCTTCCCCTAAAATTTTTCCATAAAATATCCGTTAATTCGACATCTTGAATACAATAGTCGATCATCTCCTGAGATAGTTCTTCAAAAGCATTTTCGGAAACTCCGTATTCCCCTTTAAGGTTTTCAAGTCTATATCCCCAAGCTTTCAGAGAGTGCGAACCAAAGTATTTAGGTTCAAGTCTCCTAACTTTGATGTCCTCTGATCTTAGATCCGCATGTATTAATCTACTAAGAATTAGCGTATCGGTAACTTGGGATATTGGAATTTTAAAACCATATAATCTCCTTAAAACTTCTAAGTCAAATCCTAGAATATTATGTCCTATGATCTGACCAGTTTTAAGTACCTTTAAAGAGTCCTCAATTTCCTCTTGTTTTGTGGCTACTGTGATTGAATCGTCAATCTTATACACAAGACAATGTACTTTTGAAACTGTATCTAAAAGTCCATCTGTTTCAATGTCTAGTATAATATTTTTCATTAGAAGTCCTCCTTTTCCTCCTTCTCAAATCCATAGGATTGTGCTTCTTCTGGTGAAGCGGTTTCTACCATTCTTCCTGTCTCCTTAGAATAGTGTAGCGTATCAGCAATACCAGTTTCTCCTGTCCAACGATTCTTTAAAATTCTAACTGTAGTCAGGTCCGGATTTTCTGTGTCTTGCTGGTTTCTCTCACAACCAATTACAATATCTGAAAGTTGTGCTATTCCATGTGATCCTCTGAGTTGATTCAGAGATGTTCGTACTCCTTCCTCATGGCCTTTGTCTCCTGAAGGTCTGCGGAGATGTGAAACTATAATTAAAGAGCATTGAACTTCTTCAACTAGGGAACGTAGCTTTGTCATTACAAAGTCTAACATTCTCCTTTCATCACCACCTTCCAAACCAGATAAAATAATGGTGATATGATCAAGGATAATGTGAGTACATCCAACTCCTTTAACAAGGTAACGGATCTTATTGAAAAGATTGGAGATTTCCATGCTCCCCCAATGATCATACAGGAACAAATTACCAGTTCCCAATACGTTATCAAATCCATCTTTTAACTCCTCCTTTGTGTACTCCACACTCTGAAGATGGATAGGCTTATTAAGGTAAAGACCTATAAATCCTAGTGCAGTACGCTTAGTGTTTTCTTCAAGTGCAAGATATCCTACCTTCTGATCCTGTAGGATAAGAGAATATGAAATTTCTCTACAGATCTGTGACTTACCTATTCCTGATCCTGCAGTAATAGTTACAATTTCCCCTTTACGGAGTCCCTGAGTCATATTATTCAGGCCATTAAAAGGATAAGGCATACTCTCAGCTTTCTGAGTTGTACTTACCAGATCCCAAATGTCCCGACTGTCTATAATACCATCTGGTCTGTAGCTTTTTGCAGTCCAGAGTGAATTGATAATTTCTGATCCTCTACCCGCCTGTAACATCTCATTAGGATCTTTGAGTGGTAGAGTAGCTACCTTTACTTTTCCTGGAGAAAACAACTGGACACAATCATCCACAGCTTTCTGACCAGCATCATCCTGATCAAAAAGTAATACG